TATTTCGGGTGCTTTTAAAAATAACCATTTCTCCCAACGTTCATCGTGATTGCCTAACTTAAAAACTATTTTAGCTTTTGGGAAGTGTTCACGTAACGAACTTAAAAAGATACGTGCAGCTTCAAACTCTTGATGTACTTGTCTTTGTCTCCAATCTTTCTCATGTCTCGATATACCAGCAAAGTCTAAAACATCACCATTTATTAAAATACAATTTACTTTTTTATCTTTACCATAATTTATTGCCTTTTGAATTGAATCGTTATCCTGGTAAGGTATATGCAAGTCCGATATGATTAAAGTTCTTGACTGACTTATCTCGTATGGCTCAAAAGTTTCAGCATAAGATTCAGGCATTACAAACTCAATGTTTTGATCTAAGAACTCTCTACTTGCTAATTGTGATTTAGTTTTTTCTCCTTTTTTACCCCTGTAATATCTTAAACAACTTCTTACAGCTTCCATATCTTTAAATTGCTTATTGTTTTCTGCATAGATTTTTTTAGCCAATGTTAAAGATGGTAGCTTTGGGAACTTACTCAAATACGATTTAATTAAATTACTTACAAATGCATTTTTCATTATTTTTTTATTTTAAGTTTATATTCTTTTGCTAAATTAATTAATTCATCTTTGGTAAATTTATAAGTTCTTGACGAATCCGCCATATCTTCTAAATCCTCAACTCTTTTTACTCCTATTCTCTTTACTAATCCTTTGCGATACTCAATAAGATTACCAGCTAATTGTAGGTTGCAATAAGAACATTGTTTGTGAACGTTATCCTCATTAAATATTAACTTGGTATATATTTCAGCTTTTAAATAATGACCAGCATCCCACTTAGCATCGGACTTATTACAGCTAATACAAGGCAAATTTTCATCTCTTTGTCGAATATATATTTGAAAACTTACTCTTGCTAAATTTCTAATTTCAATTAAACTTCGGCTATCTGATTTCATCACTTTAAATCTTTTATCTACTTCCTTTTTTGAATTAAATTCTAAGGCACAGATAGCCGAACAAACAACTTGCAACGTATTAAAAGGCTTATAAAATTCGCCACATTGCTTACATTGCTTTAGTTTAATTTTCATATTGTTATTTAATTAAAATCTTAAGTTTACTTTCTCACGTCTGCGAAAATTATAAATATCTTCTAATAAAATTTTATATTGAGTTACATTAGTACAATGTGTTAATACTGAAGGATTGTTGGATAATTTACTAATCATTTCAGCATGAATATAATTCTCATTTTTAAACAATGTTATTAAAGTTCTAACAAAAGTAGCTCTATTATATCCATCATAATAAGGTTTAAACATTAATACTTTTTCTGCAGATTCATAAGCTTTATATAAATTTGGTATTTTTAATTCTCCATTTTGAAAACCCATCATTCTAACATCCATTTTATCAATAGTTTTATATCCATTTTCTCCATCAACTTTATCAGTTAAAATCATTTCTGCAATAGCAACTCCAAAGTCAGAAAAGTCTGACATAAATTGTCTCATTTGTAAATAAGGTTCAACACCTAAATCACAATAAGCTTTTAAATAATCTTCTTTTTTCCAATTATTTGAATTTGTATTTAAAATTTGAACTTCTTCTAATCCATATCCTTCAACTATTAAATAATGGATTGGTAGGTTTAATTCTTTTGCAGATAAAAATCTATGCTGTCCATCAATAATTTGCATTTTTTCATTTACTAAAATTGGACTAAATAAATAATTTTGTTTAAATGAATTTTTTAATCTTCTAAGATGCAATTCATTTATTTTTCTGTTACCAATCAAAGTGTTAAATTTTGAATAGTCTGTTGTTGTGTGAACTTGGTTACTGTCTTCACCATTGGTTCTGTTGTTTAAATTATACATTTTTTTTGTGGGTTTTATAACTCCTCCCAGAAGTTGTATTTTTTGAGTTATCATTTTTTTTATAAATTATTAAGATAAGTTCTACATTCTTTAATCCTGGAGTACATTGATTCGATTACCTGGTTATCTTTTTTAATGTGAAATTCCTTTATACGTTTTGCTATCGGAATATGATTGTAACTGTGGTTACGTTCAATTTCTTCTACAGCTAATAAATATTCAGGATTCTCAGAATCAATCATTCCCATTTTCCAACTTAATCTTCTTTTTTCATCTTCAACTAATTGAGTAGGGGTGTCGATTAATACATAGGCTAAACAAGCATCTTTTAATCCTGTTAATTCCATATAAGCTTGAAGTTGGTAAAAGTATCCTTTAGTAGGTATTTCGGTTTCAAAGTGTGGGAATGTATAAATGTCCCAGCTACTTTTAATATCAATTACATTGTCCGATACGATGTCAGGAGTTCCACTTAAAAACTCGTTTGAATACCATTGTTCGTTCTTAGTATAGAATCCACCTTTAAAAACTGAATAGGTACTAATAGCTATGTCCTCAACTTCTAATCCTTTCTCTACGTACTTATTTGTAAATTCTTTACGTATACCATAAGTTTTTTCGATAAACAAATTCTTTAAATACGATTTACAGGTCTCACCCATCTCGCTTTTGGCCCGGCCATTAGTCATTATCTGACCAATAGCTGAGGCTCTGAATTTTAAATCGTTAAACATTGATTAATGCTAGTTTAAGTACGTTTGATTGTGGACCGCTTATAGTATAGTTTTCCATTGCTTCCTTTACTTTATCGGACTTACCTTCCTGTATGGCAGTAATCATTTTCTTTAAAGTTTCGGGAGTTAGCATTGGTTTACTATCATTCTTTTGCTCAGGTTGTTTTTGACTGTCTGCATCTGATTCGGTTTCATCAATTAAGAATAAACCATTAAGTGCATATTTACGAGCATAACTTGAAGCAGTTCCTGTCGTTTGTTCTGCACTCATTCCTTTATGTTCGCTTGTTTCTGCATAACCATAACAAGTAGTTTCATTTAGCTTTGCAGTTGCTTTTAAAAACACTTTAGTTCCTATTGCTACTATTTCATCACTAAGGGTTAAAGTAGCGTTATAACGTAAAAGAATAGGTTTAACTGCTTCTAATATATCTTCGGCACTTCTATACTTGTATTTGCCAAACGTGTTAACATTTCCTTTGGGTACTTTTAATTCGTTTTGAATTTTTACTAAATTGTTTTCGGGATTGCTCATGATTTCTTTTTGGGTTTTTAGAATGGTGTGTTGTTTGAATCGTATACGGTTTTTCCGTTTCCGATGTAACTAGCTTTTACTTTAGCAGCTCGTTCTTCTTTGGTTTGGCCTGTAGTTATGGATGCATCTTGTCCATATTGGTTAGGTTGGTCGTTTAGGATAATACTAATGTCATAGTATTCGGCTCCATTTTTACCTGGTTTGATTCTTGACTTATCTAACTTTGTTAGGTCAATTGATGCTGCGATAATTTTACTCATGATTTATTTGTTTTTATTGGTTTATATTTTTTGTTCTAAAATGTCTAACAAGTAATTTAATTTCTCCTCATCGGTAAAATCATTCTCTTTAGAAATAAGCTCAACGTATCGGATTGCTTCATCTTTAAAGATATAACGATGTTCAGGATAATTAATATCTAATACTAATAACTCATTTGGATACCAGTGTTCAGTTAGCCAGCATTGGTTGTAGCTTCCACTAGTATAGTCTTCAGGATCTAAGTCGTACATCATATCTAAGTATTGAATTGGTTAAACGTAAATAATTATTTGTTTCGATTCTCATTTGCATTTCAAGTCCACAAGTTATTTGGCCCTGAGCTGCTTGTTCTAATATTAAACTTTCTAGCTTGAATATTTTATTGTAGGATTCTTCTATTTCTTTTTTCATATAAATTTTTTAATATTTTGTTGAATAAATAGTTCCATAACTTTTACTTGCTCGAAGTATCTAGCACGTTTGCCAGTTGAATTTCTTGGTAGGTTATCAATATGTAATTTAAGGCGATCATTAAACATTTGTAATCTATTTAACTGGTCTATGTCAAGTTCTAAATACATCATTGATTTACTGCTAAAGGGTTCATTTGTCGGCATATCGGATAGCTAAGAAACGTTCGTATAATTCTTTGTTAAATCGGCCATTATTTTTCCACCAATTCAAAGCATGACAATATCTTGCCATACACCACACTTGATTACAGTTCATGTTTTTCATCTAGGATAGTTTTTAAAGTATCATGATAAGCAGTCATGTAATCACTTTCTGAGCAGTCATGTATATAGTCTGCATAATAAGCTCGAGATATAGGGCATAAACTAATTGAGGGGGTTGCTCCAATTTCTACCATTACACATTTATCTTCGCTAAAGATTTTGTAATAAAAAACTGAAGACTTTCGGTACTTTGGTAGTTGGATGTCTACAATTTCAATAAATTCTTTTGTACTTTTGATTTCGATTTTCATGATTTCTTTTTTTTAGGGGTTAATTATTTATTTAAAAGTCGTGAGTAGGATATACTTCAATTATTTGTTCTCCAGTTGAATCATCAATATAGTAAGTGTATTCTCCGATTGTAATATATACAACGTTGGTTGATTTAATATCTATCTTCATATTGCAGTAATATTAAATGTTTGTATTGTTTTAACTTTGTTCATCATAACTACATAAGCATAAAGCCTACAGTCTTCAATGGTTTCCCACTTTGTAAATTTTGTGAAAGCAATACATTTATCGCTATCCAGGAAGTCAACTTTAAATTTTTTCATGATTTCTTTTTGTTTGGGGGTTAATATTTATATTGTTCGATTAAATATAGGCTTCCAGCATCATAACTAATGCTAGTAGTACTTGCTGTTATTTCGTAATCATTTTGTCTTAAATACTTTTTAGCTTCTGAGATTGCTTTTAAAGCACTTTTTTTAGTTGGGTAAACTAAAGTTAAATAATTATTAAAACTACCAGTAATGATTGCTTCATAATTATTCATTGCACCTCTTAAAGTAGACATTGAACTTAATTGACCTTTGATTGTGATTTCTGTTTTCATGATTTCTTTTTGTTTTAAGTTATTAATATATTGTAAAGGTAAACTTATTTTTAAGTTCTGCAAAATAATTTAATGTTTATTTTTACTTTTATTGCTAACTATTTGATTATCAAAGCAATTATTTTTTGCTCTACGTTTATATTTAGATCCTTTGTCTATAAATTTTGTTTTACCAATCATTATATATTTAATTTGATTAGTTTTTATTTTATAGTAAATTGCCTGATGGCTTACTGAATGTAAGGTTGCGAACTCGCTAACTGATAATAAATCTTTCATATTGCAAAAGTACAAAATAAAATGATAAGTTGCAAAATAAAATTAATATAATTACATTTGTCAATCAAAACAACAATCGATAAACACTTCGCGGACTATTATTCTTACTACAAAAGAATATGTAAAAAGTATTATAATGGTAGGTACTTAGCCGAAGATATGCTCCACGAACTTTATTTTAAGTTATTAGCAGAAAAACCTGAAAGTATAGATAAATATAATAAAGATGGTAAACTTTATATTCTCGGACTATATCGGCTAAGAGACTTATTCAGAAACCGAACACGAACACTCCAGCATATTGATGGTAATACTTCAAGCCTTCACGAAATGTCTAATTACGAAATAAGGGATTTTGCTGACGAACCTATAGAGTTACTGCCAATAGATGAAATTAATATCGAACGAATAAAAAATTGTATCT